TGGAGAAGTTAAATACTCAATTAAGGTAGATAAACAAGATGCTCAAGATAGAATATACATGCACGTTTCAGGATATAACGGGACTACTTCAGTCTTTTCAGGCACTGATATCCTGTCTGAATCTGGAGTATCAACAGGCTACCAATCTTACAACGGTTCTTTCGATTTCAGTGGTGTTTTAAATAAAATTATTGTTGAGGTTGGTGGTAGAGATATAAACATGGCTGTTGGTCCAATGTTTGATGATGTCACTATCAATGTTTTCTATAATGTAATTAATACCATTGTTACGCAGCATATAACCACTATTGAAGAAATTTATTATTTAAATATTTTTGATCCTATTGAATTAGATTTTGTTGAAGAAGTTTTTGAATACAACGATGTTAGTATGGAAGATGGAGAAATATCTTTTACTCCGATTGAACCTGAGGTTGAAGAAATTTCTTTTGCAAGTGTCGAATTAGAAATAGCTGAAATAGAAATTAATTTACCTGATCCTGAACCTGAAATTATTGAAGTTGAAACAGAGGTAGAGATGGAAATTGAAATGGAAATGGAGGAAGTCTTAGTTGTTGAGGCTGAACCTGAGGAAGAAATCACCGAAGAATCTCAAGAAGAATCACAGGAACCAGAACAAGAACAACCGCAAACAGCACAAAAAGAAGAAGATTCAGAAGAAACGGTAGAAGAAGAGAAATCATCGGAACCTAAGGTATCAAAGAAAGAAAAAGCCGCCACCAAAATTGTAAAAAAAATTGATGATAAGGCAAGGTATGATGACGCTGCTCAGACTAAAACCCTAATTGTAATGCAGATACTTGGCAATACGAAAACCTTTTTTGATAGTCAGTCATTTATACAAGATACAAACGTGACAGAGTATTTAAACAAGACAATAGATGATCAGTATGGTATGTTGTTTGACATGGCACAGGAAAATACTATTCAGGAGATGATAAATGCCCAGTATTGAGTACGCAGGAATGAAGGTATCTGGGGGGAAAGTCTTTGCTATTCTTACCTTATTAGGTGCACTTGGTTCAGGTGCTTGGGCAGTCTTTAATTTTTATTCCGACTATCTTTCAATGAAGGAAAAAATTTTGACTTATACCGAACCAGACCTTTCAGGGTTTGATAAGAAAATTGCACTTGTAGAAAGTAATACGAAGGCACAAATGGAGATTGTTTTACAAAAGGTTGAAGGTTTAAAAAGTGAATTAGATATAGTTTTAGAAGAAATAAACCTAATATCACAGGTTAGTAGAGAACTTAAAGATGACCTTAAAACAGATCTACGTAACATGGAAAATGACGTACGTCACATAACTACCATCGTAAATGACGTGGAAGATAGACAAAAAGAGGACACTAGAGAGATACTTGATGAGATTAAACTGATAGAAGAAAACCTTGAATTAAATATTGACAAAGCCTTAAATAACCCTTTAAGTGGAATGAGTGCAACAAAATAAGGAGCTAACTATGTGTAATTGTAAAACAGATGCGGATTGTATATGTCGACTAAGATAGATATTAAAACAGTATTGCCCTATCTAGTATTGTTTGGAACAATAGCAATGACATGGGGCATGTGGTCAGAACGTCTAAACGCAGTAGAGGAAAAGGCAGATAGTGTTGCAAAAATGCAACAAGATATTGCTATTATAAAAGAAAGAATTCTTCAAATGGATGATAAAATTATGTGGATTGAAGAGTTTTTAATTAAAACAGTCGATTTTTGATACCTAAAAAATTATTAAAATTAGTAAAAGAAGATGTAAGACTTTGGTCTAAACACTTTTTAGAAGTGCCAAACGTGCAGTTAAATAACTTACCTGCCTGTCCCTATGCTAAAATGGCTTGGCTACAAAATAAAGTAAATGTACAGCTTAGAGATCCTGATAAGGGATATGTTTCATATCTGCATAAATTAATAAAAACAATAGATTATAATAAAATAGAGCTTTTAATTTATTGTGATCCTTTTTACAAAGAATATAGCATTAATAAATTTCAAAAAATTATAGATAAATTTAATAATAAATATAATCCTCAGGATCATTACTTTATGGGCTTTCACCCCTACAGTCCTCCTAATGATGATGATCATGAATTTTTAACAAATCCTAGTGGTGACAAATCAGAATTACCTGAGTCAAAAATAGAGTATTCAATGATGTTGATACAAAAGTTCTCGAAATTATATAAGGAATCTGATAGATTAAAACGTATGGGTTATTATAAAAAATGGCCTACAGACTACTATCATGAGGTAGTGTCGTCTAGACAAAAACAATATAAAAAGCTTTTTATGTAAGGAGGCTAACATGGTCGGAATGGCAAAAAAGAAAAACGCAAATAAAATGAGTATGATGCGTGGTGGCGGTATGATGCAGAAAATGCGTGGTGGCGGCATGGCAAAAAAGAAGCAAGTGAAGAAAAAGAAAAAAACAAAAAAGAAAAAGTAAAAAATGACCACATCAGGAACAACAACATTTAATTTAGAAATAGATAAGGTCATACAAAGAGCTTATCGAAGAGCAGGAAAATCATTACGCACAGGATATGATTTAGAAGCAGCTCGTGATAATTTAAATTTGTTGTTTTCTGAGTGGGCTAACAGAGGATATAGTTTATGGAAGGTGCAAAATCATACACAAAATTTAACTGCATCTACAAATCAATATACAGCACCATCTAACGCTGATGATATTTTAGAAATGGTTTTTAGACAAACAACAGGTGGTAATCAAACAGATACAACAATGACAAAAATTTCTAGATCTGAATATCAAAATATTCCTAATAAAGAATCTACGGGAACTCCCACACAGTTTTATGTACAAAGAAATTTATCTAATGTGACAATTACAACTTACTTAACACCTGACACAACAGATACACAAATTAATTATTGGTATGTTCAAAGAATAGAGGATGTTGGTAAATACACTAACACACCTGATGCACCTTTTAGATTTTTACCATGCATGGTATCAGGTTTAGCATATTACTTATCTCAAGAAGTAAATCCCGCATTATCTGGTGAATTAGAAAGAAGGTATGAATCTGAATTAGCAAGAGCTATTACTGAAGATTCTCAATCTACCTCTGTAAATATTGTTCCCAAGAATTTTTATCCAGGTGTCTAATGGCTTATGCAGTAGGTAAATATTCAGAAGCCATATGTGATAGGTGTGGTTTTGAAGTAAAATATTTAGAATTAAAAGAGGAATGGAATGGTCTTTTAGTTTGTCAAGAATGTTACGAGCCAAAACATCCACAATTAGAACCTGCTTATTCAAGTGCTGATGCTGAAGCATTAGAGAATCCCAGACCTCAGGTTAGATTAGCTATGACAGTAACAGCGGGAGCACCTAATGATACTTTTTTTAATAGTAACGGGATGTTACCCTCCACACCTAGTAGGCCCTTGATAATGGGATCAAACTTGGGTACAGTGACAGTGGTAATATCATGAATTATTCTGAATTGTTAGATAATGTAAGAAATTATACTGAAGTAACTTCTGATGTATTAAGTAACGCAGTCATAAATGTTTTTATAACAAATACAGAAAATAAAATAGATAGAGCGATTGATGGTGATTATCAGCGTAGATATGCTACTACAACTTTTACAGCAAACAATGCTTTTTTAGATGTGTCGGGGCCTGAAGGTGGTTTTAGATTTGTAAGAGGTTTACAGCTTGTAAAATCTGATGACACTAGAGTTTGGGTAGAACAAGTAGATACAACTTTTATTGATGAATACGCAGTAGAAAGATCAACTACAGATACAAATTTTACAGGAGAGCCTAAATACTGGGCTAACTGGGATGCTACAACACTTATTGTAGCTCCAACTCCTAATACAGCTTATACTGTTGAAATGTGGTACAACGAAATCCCTGAAAGATTAGGTAATGGATCAGGGACCACATCAACATCAACTTTCATATCAAGTAATGCGCCCGAGGTTTTATTGTACGGAACATTGTCAGAAGCATATTCATACTTGAAAAACTTACAAGATATGCAATTATATGAAGCTAAGTTCACATCTGCACTCAAGCTATTCGCTGATGAGCAGATGGGAAGAAAACGCAGGGATGAGTATGTCGATGGTGTATTACGAATTCCTCTTGCATCAATGGACCCTAAGGGAGGTAGTTAAAAATGGCAATAAATCAAGCAGTCTGTGCTTCATTTAAACAACAGTTGCTTCAAGGAGACCATGACATTGATAATGATACTATCAATCTCGCTCTCTATACAAGCTCTGCAACTTTAAACGGAAACACAACAGCCTACTCTGCAACAAATGAGGTAGGTAATTCAGGAACATATGCAGCAGGTGGTGCAACCTTAACCGGTGCTACTGTTGGATTAACAGCAACTAGCGTTACAGCGTCAACAGCATTTGTTGATTTTGCAAACGCAAGTTTTACATCAGCAACAATTTCTGCTCAAGCAGCATTGATCTATAACAGAT